CTCTCACGATTACCTAGTGCGCTAGGATCATCAAGAACGCCAGACATAGACAGCACCGCTTTAGGTGCATTAGCAGCCAACATATTTTCTGCACGTTCTATAATTTCTGATTTAAGTGTGCGTATAAGTCTAGCAGGATACTCTGTTGATGCATACCCTGCAATATTCATAGCTTGGCGAAAGTTACCATTAGCCTCACCAAACAATGCATTTAAGAATGTCTCCTGTTGTTCAGTCATTTTGGATCACCATATCGTGTAACACTTCTACTATAAGCTTTACCAAATTTAGGACTATTATTTATTTTAGTAGGATTTACATTGACAGGTTTACCCCAAGGATTTTCTCGACTTCTATGAGCATCATCTATTACTTTTTGTCTTTTATCTTTAGGTACAAGCTTACCATTTTTATATACTTTTAAATCTGTCATCAGTAACCTTTCTTATACATCCCACCTCTTTTAGTAAAACCACCTTCTCTCATGCCATACTTTTTAGCAACAGCACCACCTTTACGTAGGTTCATTTCTTCTTCCATTGCCTCAGACTCTTTGCGATCACTAATCATTTTATCTACAGATCGTTTGTCTCCTAACGCACGAGCTATTTTTACACCAATCCCATCTTCTCTAGAGTCACGACCAGCAGATTTATCTATTGTAGTATCTTTTTCTTTAGTAGATCTTTGACTTCCTAATTCTGCTGGACCTGCTTTTGGTGTTTCTGTTTTAGGTTTAGAAGGTGAAGTATTAATAGGTGTAACACTACCAGATGATTTGCGTAACTTACCTGCTCGTGGGGAATAACCTGCTGATTTTTTTGTTTTAGGAGATGAACCAGATGAACCAAAATCACTAAAATCTTTTTTATCTGTTTTAGGTCTGTTGAGAGCATCCAACTGCAATTTAAGAGTATCTCTTTCTTTTTCTAATTTTTTTGTTCTAGCTGCATAAGCACCGCCAAGTCCAGTGGCTTTTCTATTTTTAATAGATTTTTGTAGTTCTTTAAATTTTAGTTCAAGTTTACCTTTTTTTGTTTTTTCTTTTTCTTTTCTTGCTTTTGTTTCTTTAGCTTTTTTAGCTTTTAATACGCCTCTTGTCATTTAATTATCCTTTCTTGAGTTCCATAAGTCAAATAGACTTTTCACCTTTTCCTTGAGGACAATGATATCCCCATGCATTTTTGCAAGGACAATTACAAGCGTTACAAAACCAAATGCAATAGGCCAAGCCGATACTATAATATCAAAAGCACTCTCCATAAAAACCCCCAATAACTTTATGACCTCTAAGACACCACACTGTCTTCCCCACCAACTACGGTCATCTACCCACTCTATCTAAAACTTCTTACTTTCCTAGCTATACTCTTTGGCTGTTTAACGTATTGCTTACCAGCCTTTTTACCTTTTCGTTTTGCCCTAGAAGTTGCAGCATACTCAGCAGAACTTAGTGACTTTATTGCTGCTGATGGTAAATATCTCTCACCTGTAGCTTTCGGGCCTTGTGTAGAGGGTTTTCCAGATTTAGTTCTCCATTTCTGCTTTGTCCAGTTTTTAAGACTTTGCTGAGATTTTTTTAGTGCCATGCTGTCTCTTCAAACTTTCTTTAGCTTTTTTGGCTATCCTAGCCTGTTCAGGTTTACCACCATACTTACTTCGCTGTTCTAGTACAGTTAGTATCTGTATCTTCCTAGCGTAAGGTTTACTTATCCTTTTTACTTTAGCAACCGTTGCTCTAGCATCAGCAGGAGTAGCATACTTTATACTAACGGTATCTT